TAAGAGGTCTTGATTCTGTAAATGTAAGTGAGACATCAACATCTGTAAATCCACCATCTTCATGGAAACCCATACCACTTGTGTTATATGTTACATTAATATCTCTTAAATAAGATGGGAGTATTCTGGTAAAGACTTCTGAATTATTATAGAACATCTTAATCTCAAACGGATCAGGAAATCTATAACCAAGACTGATTGCATCTGCACCAATCTCATCAGGGTACATAACTGTACGGAATCTTTTAATGATTGCTTCGATTTGTTTAACTTCTGTTGCACTATTAGGTATCATTTTAAATTGGAATGCAAAACTACGAACCGGAACAGATTGGAATTGTGTTCTTGTATTAGGGTTCATTGCTACACGTGTAGCTGCACCTAAGGCAGCATTTGTTTTTTCAAAACTTGAAAATCTATTTGCAACTCTTACTGCAGCAACAGCACCAGCTTCATCTGCCATACCTTTTACCATACCATCAATCAAACCCTTTGAGCTGGTCTTAAATGCATCAAAGGCAGCTTTACCAACAGTTGATCCTGATTCAACAGAACCTTGGACACTTGCACCAATAGCACCGAGATTAGTTGTATCACTATATGAAATACCATCACGGAAGTTAATGTTTGGCGGAAGATATAATTGTATCTTTGGTGTATCAGGGCTAGTTGCTGTATTGCCTGCTCTTGGTGTTCTTTTTACGGTTTGTAGTGCTACCGCTTTGTTAGTAGTAGTAGCAACATCAATAGCACCTCTATTTGTCTCGGCAAGTTGATCTAATCCAGTTAATTCATTAGCGCCAGTACCAATACCTTGAGCACGTGAATCAAATGAAATTTTTTCATTAGTCTCTTTATCAACAACAATTTGCTCACCTAAGGCAAATAATCTGCCTGCATTGAGAGCTGTTATCTTAATTTGTTCAAAGGTTATCTTTCCTGGATATTCTTTCGGATCATTGCCTAGTGGAAATGCTAAAAGAACGGATGATGGTGAACGGCTGTTAGTCATTGTAAATACCTAATAAATAGAGTAGAAGTTTTCATTATTATTTATAAGGTAAATTATGGCATACTCTGGTAAATATAAACCAAAAAACCCAGCAAAGTATAAAGGTGATCATACAAAAGTAATCTACAGATCCATGTGGGAAAGACATTGCTTTAAATGGTGTGACGAGAACCCTATGGTTAAGAACTGGTCTAGTGAAGAGGTAGTAATACCATACTTCTATGAAGTTGATAAGAAGTATCATAGGTACTTTATGGATCTAAAGATAACATGGAAGACTGGTAAGGTTGATCTAATTGAGATTAAACCAGAAAAAGAAACCAAACCACCAGAATTTAAAGGTAGAAAGACCAAAAGGTATATTACCGAGGGTATGACCTATGTAAAGAATATGAACAAGTGGAGTGCTGCCCAGACGTTCGCAGCAGATCGTGGGTGGGGTTTTCAGATTTGGACAGAGAACACTTTAGAATCCATGGGCATAAAGCCTAAATCTACTAAGAAACTAAAACCATATTCACGCAAGAAGAAAAAGTGATATAAATAACATTATGAGTAAACTATTCCAAAACCTAGAAATCGAAGCATTTAAAGCTGGCATTACACCAAGGACAGATCAGTCTCGTGAGTGGTTTCGTCAACGTGCAAGAAACATTCGTAGGGTTAATCGCGAACAGCTGATGAAAAGTAATGAGGTAATACAAGGTAGTAAAAGTGTTATTGGTAACATGTATATGTTCTTCTATGATCCAAAGCATAAAGATACACTACCATACTACGATCAGTTCCCTCTTGTCTTTATTGTTGGTGATGCCAAGGGTGGTTTTACTGGTTTAAATCTACATTATTTGCCACCAACACTACGAGCTAAATTACTAGGATCATTAATTGATCTAAAATCTAATGATAAGTATAATGCATCTACCAAGTTAAGACTTAGTTATGATGTTTTAAATAACTCATCTAAGCATTCACTCTTTAAGCCTTGCTTTAAACAATATCTTACATCTCAAGTCCGGTCTCAATTCTCTATGGTACCAGCAGCTGAATGGGAGATCGCCACATTCTTACCTATGGCTCAATGGAAGAAATCATCAAGTACACAAGTTTATAGAGATTCAAGGAAAATGGTATGAGTTATAGCGTAGAACAATTAAAGTCTCTTATATCACGAAAAGGTGGTATAGCTCAAGCCAATATGTGGAAGGTACATCTACCTCCATTGCCTGGTGTACAAAGCTCTCGTGAGTTAAATGTTTTATGTAAAGATGTACAACTTCCAGGCAGACAGATTATAACACAAGAGCGTGTTATCGGTATGAAGCCTAAGAAAGTTGCCTATGCATATGGTGAGGAAGATGTTGCTATGACATTCTTACTCTTAAATGATTATGGCATAAAAGAATACTTTGAAGCATGGCAGAAAATGATTATTAATTTTGACACACAAGGCATTAAATACAAAGATGATTATTGTAGAGATATTATGATCACACAGCTTGCCAAAAGAAAAAAAGATGGTATAGATATTAACTTCAACATTGATCTAAGTGCTAATTCGCTTGCCGAGATGTTTGATCTAAGTATCAGAACCGATATAGAAATTTATAAATGTAGACTGAGACGAGCATTCCCAACAACTATGAATGCTTTACAACTTAACAATGAGCAAAACGGATTGCTTGAACTAAACGTCCAGATGTCTTACGACAACTGGGAATCTATTTAATGGAGTAAATAATGGCACTACCTAAACTAAATGATCAACCTAAGTTTGATCTTATTATCCCTTCGACAAAGAAGACAGAACGATTTAGACCCTTTCTTGTGAAAGAAGAAAAGGTTCTCTTAATTGCACTTGAGACAAATGATGAAAGAGAAATGTTATCTGCTATTGCAGAAACTATTGAAACATGTTCGATGGGTAAGATTGACAAGAACACTCTTACATCTTTTGATATTGAATATCTGTTTACACAACTCAGAGGTAAGTCAGTAGGTGAAACAATTCAAATCAATGCTATCTGTGAACACTGTGAGGGTAAAACAGAATATAAATTAAATGTTGATAATATTGTTATGGAAGGTGGAGATGTTCCAAATATGGTACCACTTACAGATGATATTTCAATTGAATTAGAATACCCTTCATACCAAACAATTAAAGCAGAAACTAATTCAGAACAAACAGAATCAGAAGTTGCATTTGCTATGATGAGATCATGTGTTAAGGCTGTTCTTACCGAAGATTCAAGAACAGAAATGAAAGACGAAAGTCAAGCTGACGTGGATGCCTTTATTGACTCTATGAATAGTGAACAGTTTACTAAGATTAGAGAATATGTTGAAGGTGTTCCTACCATGAAACATACTATGAATTGGACTTGTGATAGTTGTAATAAAGACAATGAAAGAATTTTATCAGGGATACAAGCTTTTTTCTCATAGGTCTGTCTCATAATAGTCTTGTTGCATACTACCAAACAAACTTTGCCCTAATGCAGCATCACAAATATAGTTTGACAGAGATAGACCAAATGATACCATGGGAAAGAGAAGTTTATTTGGGAATGCTGACTAATTGGTTAAAAGAACAAAAACAAGAAGCGGAACGGAATAAGTAAAATGGCATCATCGCTCAATGATCTAGCAAAAGAAGTCCGAGGCTCACGTGTAGCCACGGAACGTGTAGCTGACAGTTTTGAAAAATGGTTTAAGACTCAAGAACGTAGTAGGCTTGATCAGTTAGAAAAAGATAGAGAAGCCAAGAAAACAGCATATCAGGCTAAAGCAGAGTCGACACCAGCTGCAGAACCACAAGAGAAAAAACAAAATAGTTTACTTAAAGGTCTTGCAAGCCCATTAGCTGGTTTTGGTGTAGGTGCTGCAGCCAAAGGTCTTGGAGTTATGGGTGCTGGCATTGGTGCATTCTTCTTAGGTATGGCTGGAGCTGAGGCTATCATGGGCAAGTTTGCTGCAGATAGTGGCGGCGAGAATATAAAAAACTTGATGATTAATACAGCCGAGGGTCTTAAAGCCTTTGCTGCACCAGAGATGTTAAAGTTTGGTGCTTTGTTAGCTGGTGGTGCATTATTCGGTGCTGTTGCTGGACCTAGAAGGACTGGATATGCAGCTATTGGTATGGGTGCTATGGGTTTTGGTCTAGGTGCTTTTCTTACAGGCTTTAGTGTAGCAGACTTTGCAATAGAAAAGACTGGATCTAATGGTGCTAACTTACCAATTATTGCTAAAAATATCTATGATACAATCTCTATCTTTACAAAGGATAATGTTGGGCTTGCTCTTGGAGGTTTAGTTGGAGCCGGTGGTCTTCTAGGCGCTGCAGTAGGTGGTGGTAGACGTGGTGCTTTAGGTCTAGTAAGAGGCGCCAGTGGAATGATTGGCTCTAATATGGTTACCTTTGGTATTGGTGCAGCACTTGGTTCTTTCTTCGCTGGCTTTGCTGCAGTTGATTCAGGAACAGAAAAGATAGGCGACGGCAGCACAATTAAGAAAGTGGCAGAGAATTTAAAAGGAACCCTTGAAGTATTTAAAGATATGACATGGATCACACCTCTCATAGCCGCTGGTGGGATCTTAGGTGCTGTTGCTGGTGGAACTGGTGGTGGATTATTGGCTGCTGGTGGAGCTGTCGTAGGTGCTAATATGGTAACCTTTGGTATTGGTGCTGCAATTGGTGCATTCTTTGCTGGCTTTGCGGCTGTAGATGGCGTTACCGCATATCTAACTGGAGATTCCAATGGTGAGGGTTTAAGAGCCACTGCTAAAAGTATGGCTGCATCACTAACAGAGTTAGGTGAGATTAATGCCGAAAAGGTTACTGCTGCTGCTGGTGCTATTAGTGCCATGGGCGGTGCTATGTTTAAGTTTTTTGGAGCCCAAGGTCTAGGTACTGTTACCAGTCTAGGTGACGCAGGTCTTACTGCACTTAAAAATGTATGGAATTGGATTACAGGTAAAGAAGAAACCACAGAAGCCACAGGACCAATAGCAAACATTTTAAAAGCAATGGCTCCTCTTGAATCATTAAACGAGAACACTATTACAAATGCCAATACATTAAGTGAAGCCCTTGATAAATTATTTACATCATTTAGCAATATTGCGTCAATTGGATCTGTAGGCAATTTTGGAAAAAATATGGCTTCAATGGTTAATGATTTAGGTTTTGTGCTTAATGTTTTACCTGCTCTTATTAATGGTGGTAAAGTTATGGATGGTACACAAAACTGGTTATCAGGTATCCTTGGTACTGATAGAGGTGTTGTTGCTGACTTTGGTGGAGGTCTTAAAAATCTTAAAGCTGAAGATTTAAAAACACTTAAGGAAGGTGTCGATGGTTTATATAAGGCATTAGGTGTACAAGTACCACCAGTACCAACAGCTGAGCCTATATCAGATGTAGAAAAACAATTAGAACCAGCTATGAAAACATTAGACGCAGTAGTAAGCGAAATAAGAGAAAAACGAGCTCAAGCAGGCGCTAATATTGTTGATGCATCTTCAGTAGTTACAAACATAGAAGGCGCTAAACAGATAAACATTCAGAATGAAAAAGGTTCTTCTGTAGCCACTGCAGATGAAGCAATTGGTTGGTCAAATGAATACCAACGATTCATGTAAAAAAGGGAGCCGAAGCTCCCTTTCTCATAATAACAATGGTCTTAGTTATTAACCTTCAGCTGCAAGTTTAGCAAAGTAGGACATAGTGTCATCATTGTCTTCCGACATCTCTGCAGCTGTAGTAGGAGCAATAGTTTCTGAAGGAGAAGTTGCTTCCATACTAGCCATGACTGGTGCTGGTTCTGCGGTATCCAAGGAGACTGCCGCTGCTGTAGTCATGGTTTGATTACCAAGAACACGATCAAGTTTGGTTTTTAGCTCATCGTATGTCTTATAGTTCTTAGCATCAGTAAACTCAGTTAGATCATGCATAGAGTTGTAGTAACCCTCCAGCTCGTCATCATCTTGAGATAGAGCAGTACCTGAGGCAAACTCTGACTTATCATAATTACGATAGCCTTCTACTTGACGGATCTTGAGTTTAAAGTTTGCACCAGCCCAGAAATCAAATGGGTTGATAGGATCTTCATCCTGAAATTGTGGTTGCATTACATCCATGATCTTATCAAAGATTTTCTTACCGAACTGATAAAGCATTACTTTACCCTCGTTCTGAGGGTTAGCTGGATCAGATACAACAAGTGCATTAACCACATAGTGTAAACGCCGTTTCTGTCTACGAACAGTATCTTTGTTCGCTTCGATACCAGTGTTCCACAGCTCTGAGTTATGCTCAGAGACAGGGTCTTGTTGGCCAATTGAAGTCAAAGACTTCTCAATGTACCATTGACCTGTAGGGCCCTTGAACCCATGATCCCAATAACGGACCCATGGTAGTTCGGCTCCCTCTGCTGCCGGTAAAAAACGGAGAATAGCAAAACCATTTCCTGCTTTATCCACAGTGGGCTTCCACAGACGATCATCTCCATATGATTTCTTTTCATTACCACCACCAGCACTTTCTGCTGCTTGGATAAGTTTGGAGATGTTTGATTTATTACGTTTTAGATTTGCAAAAGACATTTATATTTCCTTTATATTTGCTGAAGTGTACTGTAATATCATAACATAAATTAGGCAGAATGTAAACCCTTAATCTTCAAAGATTAACATATTCTGCCGAGGTAAGAAGTTCAAATTCATAGCTTCTGCCTCTACTTTCTCAACGATAACACCGTTGAGAAATTTCTTAACATCCTCTGGTTCAATATTGTTCTTATCACAGATAAGAAGTATTGCTTCCATATAGGATATTTTTTTCTTGAATACGGCTTTCTCAACAAGAGTTGAGAAGCCAGATTTATTTAGGAAGTTTGGTTTATCAGGCACTGGCATAGACAGTGTTTTCTCCGAGATAGATTGTTCCAATATCATTATAAAATACTCCATGAGTTCGCTTGATCATACCATCTTTATCAAAGGATGGCTTAATGCAACGATATTTAATTTTATGTTCTCCATGCTCACCATAGAACATATCAACAAATACTCCGTCACGTAAAAACTTTTCCAAGTTACTGACGTACTTCTGACGATTGGCCAATTTACTCTCAGCACCTTTTACATTCTTACGAACTTCTTGTCGTGCTGATGCAACCAACTCTTTTTGAGTTTTAATCCATTTCTGGACCTTACGGAAGTAAAAGATGTCATCTTCACTACGATTTAATACACTCTCATGAATGTTCTTAAAGGTAGGCGGATTAGCTGCCATACGTTTCTCACGTGCTTCTGCTAATCTTGCAATAGCTGCTGCTTTATTCTCGGCAGACATTGGTTTACGAGCTTTCTTAAACTTCTTACGCTTTACTTCTTTAACCATAACAAATCTCCTTCATTTGATATAAGTATTATAACACATCCAATTACAGATGTAAAGCATTATTTTCGTTATTTTTTATTTTTTTTCGTCGAGAAGGATAATTTCAATCTCTTCACCGTCATCAATGTAACGATGTTTTATATATCCTTGCTCGCAGAGATATGTGATTGTGTCGCCGACTATAACATCTCGTTCGCCAACTCCCCATAGCTTTCCAATCATATAACCAATGAAAGCAGAGCCACCAAAGAATAACCAGTTTATAACTACGGGATCAATCCACATATAATTCTCCTTTAGTGTTATTTATACACAGTCAAATGAGACTACATTCTCAACACGGAAAGAGCGCCAGCCCTCAGCATTAATATCATAGACAGGAAGAACCTCTTCATTAATATTACGAACCTTTTTCTGTGTGATAGGTTCATCTTTAGTTGCAGCAGGAATAATATCCTCTCGGAGAGTACACTGCATATCACGTTCGTCACCATTTACCTTTTTAAAGACAACACGGCAAGTGCTTGTGCTTAACTGTTCAATCATTTCACTTCTAGTAATCATACGTTTTTCCTTTCTATAACATATGCGCCTTCCGGCAGAGTCCATGCTTGCATTAACTTATAGTACATACCTGCATTCATGGCAATTAAATCAAATCTGTGTCGGTAATCATTCCACTGACGAATATATACTCTATCATCCCACATCAGAATACCAACATCTTCAAGTTCGCCTTCCTCATCTAGGATAGTAATGATAGTTTCGTCTTCCTCATGTTCTATCGTAAACATTAACGGCGCATATTTGCTATAGCAACAGCATCCTCTTTACGAGTAATAGGAACACCATTAGACTTATGCATCTGACCAATACCGATAATATAATCACCAGTATATTGTGTGGCATCTTTCTTAGTACCATTACCAGCAACCTTATCAGAAGTCATTCTAGGACCAGTGTTATAATTTGGAATAGAATTACCAGCATCAGCCTTAACTTTACCAACACCCATCTTTTTTAGAAAGGCTTCATGGTCAGCTGCACGTTGTTTCCAACCTGGTGCTTTTTTCTTCTTAGATTTACCATGGACCTGAACGCCCTGTATCATGTGCATACTCATATAAATCTCCAAACTATTTAAAGTAGCGCCTGAGAAACAACTACAAGGAAGTGTACTTTTAGGCAATAACCCTTTGATAGAAAGAATGCCCTCCGTACCAGACGCTAGTTAAAATAGTTTTCGTGGGAGAGGCTTACTGCAGAACCTCTCCCCTTATCTGCATTATCGTTAGCAGCCAACGTCTGGGTTTCTATTCGGTACCAGCTGTCTATACCCACCTATCAGAACTTGTACATGCTTGATAGGTTTTTCGATAACAATTAACTAAACTAAATTAATCCCAATCGTTATCGAATTTCGTTGTGTGATACAATGTCTCGCCATAATACTCGGCAGCATACTTAGAAGCATCAGTCCACTGATAAATGTTGTGGGTTTCTTTAGGAGCTTCCACAGACTTACGCTTAGGCTTGATATTAGTATGCTTTACATTTTGCATAGTGCGAGCAGAGTTGGCTTTGATCTTAGCCATTTTGTTACGGCGATCACCAATCTTTTTAATTAGGGCCAAACGATCTGCTTTTTGAGTTGCTGTCATAGTCATATGTAATCTCCAATGTTGTTTCTTTAAGTAGTATAGCATATAAGAAAGGCGATGTAAAGTATTATTATCGCCTTTTTAAAAGTTTTTTATACTTGAGGTCTAAAATTGTTAGACATAGTTTCTTCTTGCAACTCTGCACGAATTTCAAGAGCAATTTTATCGAAGTCTTTATAGAAGCCTTCTGTGCTTGCATAAAACTTAAAGCACTCGTGGTAAGCATCAGCGTCTACAAAATTCCAGATGATCTTACCATCGATATCTAAATTTTCTGGGTTAACGATTGCGTTACGGATTGAGTTATTTAATGCTGTGATAATCTTTGACATAATGTAGTTCCTTAATTATTGTTTCTATAACTCTTATAACACATCCAAATACAGATGTAAACAACTAATTTAACTTTTTTTAAATTAATTTCAAAAACAGCAAAAGTGTTACAATAATGTTACACATAGGATAGAAGCACATCCTCTAACCATTCGACATCATCTTTATTACACTGGAACAAGATACCGATACCACCGGCATTTATCCACTCATTGATATTACTAGGCTTATCATCAATTAAGACATTAGGCTTACCAGTAATACGATCAATAGCCCAGAGATGTTTCTCATGGGTAAAGATAAGTTTTTCAAGATCATGTGGCATACAGCCAGTATCTTCTAACCATTTACGCTTCCAATAAGCAGAGTTATATTCATCGCCTCTGAGAGGTGAAGAACAGATACCCCAATCTCCATCTGAGAGACTTTCGACAAGAGCAACTATTTGACCAGTTTCTGGAAATGGTTCTATCTGATAAAAGAAATCAGTACAAGCAATATCTGCCAATGTCTTGGTGATATTCTTAATTGATTTCCAATGATCAACATTATAGTTGTCTTCAAGTTTACCAAAAAAGTCTGCAATGACTCCATCCATATCTAAATATACTGTCATATTATATCTCCTTCATAGTTATTTGAGAAAACTGATTAGTATCACGTAAACGAGCAAAGTATTCTTTAGCATGTCTGTGACTCAGACCAGAAGCGAATTCAACCATTGTGGCTTTACCATCAATATGGTGGTAAGCCTTGACAATCCAATTGTCTGTTGACATTGATTTTTTAAGTGTTTTAAAATCTAACATATTATATTCCTTAATTATTGTTTCTATAACTCTTATAACACATCCAAACACAGATGTAAACCCCTAAATGCAAAAAAAGTGCAAATAAATGCACTTTCTTCTATTCTGTTACATATATG